TAAAGAATCAAATATTTCACGTTTGGTCATATCAATACACGGAAATATTGTTGGTACTTTGGTAAATGCCTCACGTATTTTAGCAGAACGAATACGTCTTTCTTCAAGTGCTGCATTGCTATCTTCAGCATTCATACCATAAGCAATAAACTTAATTTGTGGATTAACAGAAGCAATAAATCCACCAAATAGACTCATTGTGTCTGTATCAAATAGAAACCGAAAACCAGTTGGTGTATCAAATACTGGTGAATTAATTCCACTATCTGAATATTCAAATTCAAAGCCTAAATTCTTTAACTCTTCAAGAGCAACCTTAACAGTAATAGCTTCCGCTCTTTGTCTATTCTCCACATTTTGATTATGAACGTGGTGTATGTGTATATTGTATTGGTTGTAATCGGTGTCGGTCAGTAATCTATAAATCATTCCTAGACTGTCCAAACCACCCGAATACATGGCTAAGATTGTTTGTTTTGATTCCATATATAAAATGTGTATACTTCATTAATAGTATGTTCTTTAGGTTGTGGTGTCAACTCATGAGCACGGGGATAATAACAGGCATATTTTGGATTCCAATCAGGATTTATAAATGTTCTAGAAATAAATCTGTCACAATGATTGAGTATGACTGATAGTAATTTTTTGGTGAATTCTACACCAAAAGCTATACCACCATCAAGAATGATTGTGTCCCAATGTTCATCAATTGTAAACCAATCTTTTTTTATTATTTTAGGATCATCATATATTGGATCAAGGTCCCATGCTTCTGTACATATAGGCAGTAAAGCCCAAGTACAACCTAGAAGTAATATTCGGCCTTTACAATAACTTTTATAAACATCACAATCGCTTGTTGATGGAATACAACTAGGACTTAATTTTTGAAGGTTTTCCCAATGCCAATGTGACTTATCAGGCCATTCAGTTATTTCATTCATCATATATACTATACTATTATTAATTAAGGGACACTATGAAGAAACTATTTATACTACTTCTGTCCGCCGTGACGTTATCATCGTTCGGTTGGACACAAAGAGCACCACAAGATCCAAACACTTGTGCTGTACATGCACCATACGGATTTCCACAATCAGTTAAACCAGTTGGTGCTATTTGCCGTCAGGCTTATTTTGTTGGTTATGATTCGGCTGCAAAACTACCTGAGTATGTTACATATACACTTACACCGCCTAATGCACTTGGTTGTGTAGCAAGAACAAATGCCTTTGCTGCTGACCAATCCATACAAAATGGACCAAGACCAGATGATTATGCTGGTACTGGTTACGACAAAGGCCACATGAGTCCTGATGGTGATTTAAGTTGGGACCAACAAGTAGAATATGAATCATTCTTAATGACCAATATGTCACCACAGGCAGGTTCATTGAATCGTGGTATCTGGAAACTCTTGGAAACATCTGTAAGAGGATGGGCAGTACAACTCAATCAGCCATTCACAATTTATGTTGGTGGCATCTATGATGTTAACGATAAGAAGATTGGTTCTGGTGTTGTAGTGCCACATGGTTTTTATAAGATTGTTATTAATCAAGCAACAGGTCAAGTTGCTGGTTGGGAGTTTCCACATGTTGCACCATATCCAAACCTTGGCAATGATTTGACTAAATTCCGTAAAGGTGTTGGTCAAATTATGGCTGCAGGTGGCGTACAATTTGCCTTCCCTGCAAACGCAAAAGAGTTACCAGTAGGTCAAGAATGGCCTGTAGATTTTGGTGCTTTAACTAAAGCCAAACGTGCCAAATGTGGTAACAATGCTTCGGATGACTAAATAATCCATTGACATTCTAAAAAAGGTGTGTTATAATGGACACAGTTGTATTATTCTATTTCATAATTGCTATCGTTATAGTTAGTGGATTATGGATATGGGCATATTACAATGATCGGTTATAGTTGTATGAAGTAAATCAAAAAGTATTCTGGACGGGGGTGCGAATCCCCCCAGCTCCACCATAAGCACCAATGTTTATGATGGGGCTGCATAGTTTCGACAGGGTAACAAGTAGAGGCATGGACAACTCATCACAGAGAGATGTAAACAGTAAACAAAAGTAACCGCAAACGACTCACAGTTCGCATTAGCAGCCTAAACGCCGCTTAGGGTTTCGGTAGGTTTCCTCGTAACAGAATAACCTACCATTTTAGTAAACACACTCACACACAAGGAGAAATCTATGAGTAAAACACCTTATGAAATTCGTTTTCAATTATTGGAAATGGCTAAAGACTTGCTTATGCAAGACTTTTTTAGTAAAAAGGAATCGGCTACGCAAGAATGGCATATGAAATTGGAAGTTGATAAATCAACTCCTTTTCCTGAAATTGGAAGTTTTCCAAATGAAAGTGACATCATTGCAAAAGCAAAATTGTTAAATAGTTTTGTTTCTAACGAAACATAAACGCAGACTAGGGTTCGGTGGGTTCCTCGTAACAGAATACCCACCAAAACAACTTAAAAGGAGTTTTAATGAAAAAAGTAATCGCAACGCTAATTTTATCCGCTTCAGCATTGGCTGCAAATGCAATTGAAGTTGGTGTAGAAGGAGTCCATGATTATGGAGTTCACAAGAATGGTTATCGTGCTACAGCAGAGGTTCTAGGTATTGACTTGAGTGCAACACACATGGGTCATTCTTACAATCGTGTTACAGTCGGTAAAGATTTTGATGTGTTCAAGTTAGGTAATGCCACATTCTCAGCTGGTGTTGCTGGTGCTTATCAAAACACTTTAGTCAATAAAGTTCAAAACGGTTACGGTGCAGTAGTTGACGCTAATGTAAACATCAAAGTAACTAAGAAAATAGAAGCTGTTGTGGGTGTAGAACACTTCACAGGTCAAAGCCAAGTTAAGTCATTTAACGGCAATGCAGCTACATTAGGACTCAACATCAAGTTCTAATAAGGTTTGGTGGGTACCTAACCCACCCAATTTTCAGGAGAGAACATGAAGTTTCTTTTAATAAGAACTTTTGCGGTATTGCTTTCTTTAAGTTTTTTACCATTACTTGCAAACCCACTTACAAACAATCCAATATACGAAATAAGTCACGAATTCAATAAACAATTATTGTGTATGGCTCGTAACATTTATTATGAAGCCGGCAGAGAATCTTATGAGGGTAAACTGGCAGTAGCACAGGTTGTCAACAATAGGGTAAACAGTTCTAAGTTTCCCAAGACTATATGTGAGGTCGTCTATCAAAAGATAAACAATACATATCAATTCTCATGGGTTGGAGAAAATGTATCCACCCAAATGAACAAGTATGTATGGGAAGAATCTTTGATGGTTGCTAAGAAGTCTATGACCAATAGTAACATACACGAACTTTTATCTAAAACTAAAGCCATGTATTTTCATGCGGTTTCGGTTTCACCTGATTGGAACCTTAAACGTGTGACTAAGATTGGTAACCACATCTTCTACGCATCCAAATGACATCTAAATTCACAATAGAATATCCAGATGGTAATGAATTTTTTTTGATTAAGCATGTTTACCAACTTTTACCTGAAACTGGCTTGCCTCATGAAGAAACTCATAGTATAATACTATCTATTGATGAAATTAAAGAAGTGACTAAACTATTAAATGAATATGCCAACGAAAACAGAAATAAATGAATTCAGTCTTCTGATTGAAAACTTATCCTATGAGGAGAATCTTCCTTATATGGATGCCATACTACACCATTGTGAACAAACTGGTATGGAAATTGAAGTTGCCTCAACACTACTAACCTCGGTTCTAAAGGCCAAGATTCGTGAAGAAGCGGAAGAAGTTAATCTATTAAAGAAAACATCTAAGCTGCCTATATGATTGAATTGGTTCAAGTTATCACACAAGAACAAAAAAATCTGGTAAAAAGTATTATTGAAACACATCACTCTTATGTACCTACAAATTCATCCGTTGGTCGTAGAATTGATTGGCTGATATACCAAGATACAGATGGTTTACCTGAATGTATTGGTATGATTGGCCTTGGTTCATCTGTATATCCTCCACCAAAAGATATTTTGAATTATTTGAAAGTGACCAAACAAGAATACAAATTGATATTCAATCAAATATCCAACAATTGGCGTTTTTGTTTTAGTAAATCAGTTAAAAATGCTGGCACTAAAACTCTTAAACAGTTAAGACAAAAAGCACCAACAGCCTGGAAACAAAAATATGGTGATGACTTAAAACACATCATTACTTTTGTTGGTGCAGGTAAAAATGGTGCTGTTTATTTGGCGGATAATTGGTCTAGGATTGGTGAAACCTCAGGTTTACCGGCACACAAATCATCCTCTATGAAATGGAATAATAAAGAAGAATTAAAAGAATTGTTTGTAAAACCTACGGGTGAAAATAAGAAAATTATTCTCATCAAATCTTTATGATTACCACAATAAATGCTTGACAAACGCCTAAATATATTATATAATGATATTTCGTGACAATACTCCGTTCATACTCCGTTATACTAGAAAGGTAAATTATGGATTTCTCTAAATTGAAAACTGGCTCAGGCAACCTCGCCAAACTAAAAGCCAAAGTTGAAGAACTAAGTGCTTCTTCAGAAGGACCCTCCAACAAAGACAACTACTGGAAACCAGAAGTAGATAAAGCTGGCAACGGCATGGCTACGATTCGTTTTCTACCAGCATCACCAACTGATGGTGAAGACGGACTCCCTTGGGTTAAAGTGTTCTCTCATGGATTTCAGGGTCCTGGTGGTTGGTTAATCGATAACTGTTTAACTACCAACAATCAACAATGTCCAGTATGTGAACACAACAACAAATTGTGGAACTCTGGCGTTGAAGCAAACAAGAATGTTGCTCGTAATCAAAAGCGCAAGCTCAATTACACAGCAAACATCTATATTGTATCTGATTCAAAACATCCTGAGAATGAAGGCAAAGTCTTTCTATTCAGATTTGGTAAGAAAATCTTTGACAAGATTACAGAGGCAATGAATCCTGCTTTTGCAGATGAAACACCAATCAATCCATTTGATTTGTGGAAAGGTGCTGACTTCAAACTCCGTATCCGTAA